CAGCAAATGTTCGTTCCTAAAAGATAACCATGAAAATTGGTATTCCAAAAATTAAAAGTCCAAAAATAAGTAAAATTAAGAAACCTTCTATACAAAAAATCAAAAAGATCAAAATGCCAGGTGTAAGATTTGGCCCACCTCCTAAAAAAGGCCCAGCTTCTCAAGGAATGAGAATGGGTGGATATATTTCTAGACAAAACAAAAATAAATAGTATATATCTTCTTAAAATAACGGAGATATATGATTCAACAAACATACGATAAGTTAACAAAAGAACAAAAACTAATTTTTCTTGCTGGAGTATTTGAAGGAGAAGGGTCGTTTGGTTTTTGGGGGAAAGATAATAAAAATAATAGATATTTTAGAATTCAAGTAAGAATGACTGATGAAGATATCGTTGTTAGATTTGTTGATTTTTTCAAACTCGGTTACGTTAATTCACACATACCTAAAAAAAATCATTTAAAAAAATCTTGGAAATGGACTGTAGCTGGAGATAGAGCAATGGATGTGATGTTGCAAATGGCTCCTTTTCTTGGTATAAGAAGAAAGGAGAAATTTGAACAATGTTGCCAATCATTCAAGCAGTTGCCCCACTTGCGAAAATCTTATTTAACACAGTTGACAAAACAGTCGCCGATAAAGACCTTGCCGCTAAATTAAAAGCAGATCTGCAAACGCAGATGTTGCAATCTCATACTCAAGAATTAACAGCAGCAGCTAAAATTATTGAAGCTGAAGCTAAAGCTGGTTGGTTTGCATCTAGCTGGAGACCATTATTAATGTACGTATTAATATTTATATTAATATGGAATTATGTACTAGGACCAGTAATCTTATTCTTTTTTAAAGCTTCTATAACTATAACTCTTCCAGGAGATGTATGGACATTATTACAAATAGGTCTTGGTGGTTATGTTGTTGGTAGATCAGCAGAATCAGTAGCTAGAACCATGGCTAACAAACCACAACCAAAAGATCAAGAAAACGGGTAATGAAATACCTAGTTATTTTATTATTGCTTTGTTCTTGCAGTAATATAAATTCACCTAATATACCAGCTGGTCAAACTATAACTAAAAGGTTTATAATTGAATTTTAAAGATAAAGGTCCAAACGACTTAGAAAATATTATTTTTAAGTTGCAAAAACAAATTAAACAACTAAAAAAGAGGTTAAAAAAATGATATTTAATTTAATAAAAAAATTCTCTTCTTGGCTAGATTATTGGATCTGGAGACAAGAATTAAAAAGAAAAATTAAAAGAAATAATAAAATAAATCCATGATGGATATAAATACGTTGCAATTTATAAGAAATTACGTGAGAAAACGTATAGAAGAAACCAGGCAAGATATTTGCTATGGTATAGACACGTTAGATAGGCTCCACTATGCTAAGGGCAGGCTCAGCGCATTAGAGACGCTGCTACAGGATCTAAAAGACCTGCAACATAAAGAGGAGAGTATAGATGACGATAGTGGTACCGAATCAGAAATTAGTAATTCCAACTAGTTCTGAAAAATCTAACGAGACATCCACAAAAATCCCAACAGACGCAAAAGGCATCCAAGAGTATTTAGAATGTCTTCCAGACCCAATTGGTTATCGCATGTTAGTGCGACCATATTCTGGAGAATCTAAAACTAAAGGTGGAATTATTCTATCTGAGCAAACTCAAGATACGATTGCTATGACTACAGTTATTGGAATTGTAGTTAAAATGGGGGATCTTTGTTATTTAGATAAAGATAAATTTCCTACAGGAGCTTGGTGCAAAGAAGGCCAGTTCGTAATGTATGGAAGATATGCTGGATCTCGTTTCAAAACAAAATATGGTGAACACCGTATTTTAAATGACGATGAGATTATCGGTGTTGTTAAACGTCCTCAAGATATTCTTCACTTATACTAAAGGAGAAAACAAATGGTAGATGAAAAGAAAATTCCAGAAGTGGAACTTGATCTTGACGATGTCAAAGAACAAGAAATACAAGTAAAAGAAGAGTCAAAAGCCGAGAAGAAAGCACCAAGTTTAAATGTTGGTGAAGTTGATCTTGGTTATACAACTCATTCTAAAGAAGATAAAAAAGAAAAGGTTGAAATTGAACAGGCAGAGGAAACTAAACCTGTTGAAACTAAACCTGTTGAACAAACTAAAATTACTGAAACTAAAACTGATGACTTATCAGAAATTTCAGAATCTGTTCAAAAGCGAATTGATAAATTAACTCGTAGATATAGAGAAGCCGAAAGAAGAGAACAGGCTGCTGTAGAATTTGCAAAAGGTTTGCAAAAGAAATATAGCGATTACGAGAAGAAATTTGATACTGCCGATAATAATTACTTGAAGGAATTTGATGCAAGAGTAGATGCTCAAAGAGAACAAGTAAAAATTAAATTAAAAGCAGCTATTGAAGCGAATGATCCTAATAAGATCATGGAAGCTAACGATGAGTTAACGCAATTAGCAGTTCAAAAAGAAAAAGCTAAATTGCAAATGGCTGATCGTGAAATAAGAGCTAAACAACTTGAAGAACAAAGAAAACTTGAAGTTGAAGAAGCTAAAGTGCAAAAAGAAAACGTTGTTGTACCAAAACCTAGCGAAAAAGCTAAGTCTTGGGCCACTAAAAATACTTGGTTTGGGGATGATAAAATCATGACTCAGGCCGCTTTTTCAATCCATGAAGAACTAGTTGGCAGTGGTGTTGAAGTAGAGAGCGATGAGTATTATAATGAGATAGATAAACGTATGAAGGGATATTTTCCTCATAGGTTTGTTGTTGAAGAACAACGTAAGCCCGTTCAAACTGTTGCTTCCGCTGGAAGAAAACAGGAAGGACGCAGAACTGTGAGACTCACCAAATCACAAGTTGCTATTGCTAAAAAATTAGGGGTGCCACTAGAAGAATACGCTAAATACGTGAAGGAGGCAAATTAGTATGAGCGATAAAGAAAATAAAAGATCTTCACGCGCGTCCGAAGAAGTTAAGGTTGATAGAAATAAACCTTGGGCGCCACCATCATCTCTGGATGCACCACCTGCGCCAGACGGCTATGTCCATAGATGGATCAGAGTCGAGTCAATGGGTTTTCAAGATACTGCAAACGTATCGAAGAAAATGAGAGAAGGTTGGGAATTTGTTAGATCCGAGGAAATTATAAGTAGATTCGGAAAAAACCAATATCCAATTATCCATGACGGTAAGTACGCAGGGTTGATCGGGGTTGCTGGCCTAGTGTTGGCTAGGATACCAGAAGAGATTGTGAAATCTCGCGCAGAGTATTTCAAAAGAATTACTCAAGATAGAATTAACGCGATTGATTCAGATCTAATGAAGGAACAACGACCTGAGATGCCTATTAATATTAATAGACAATCTCGCGTAACTTTTGGTGGGGGAAATAAAAGATAAAAATTTTATAATACCAACCAAAGTAAATATAAACTATAAACAAAAACAAGGAGTATAAAAAATGGCAAACGTACTAGAAAAATTTGGTCTAAGACCATCTAGACAGCTAAACGGCAGTCCATTCATTAATGCTCAGAACAGATATAGAATCACAGCTAATAACACAACTGCGATTTTCCAAGGAGATTTGGTTATACCAAAATCTGATGGAACAGTAACACGTTATGTTGCTGGAACTACTAATTCTGTTGTGGGTGTTTTCAATGGTTGCTTTTATACAGACCCAACAACTCAAAAACCGACTTGGAAAAATTATTATCCAGCAAGCACAAACGCTTCAGACATTACAGCGTTCGTAATTGATGGTCCAGATACGGTTTATGAAATCAATGCAAGTGGCACAGTTGCCGTTGCAGGTCTGTTCTTAAACTATGACGTAGTAAACGTAACAGGTAGCACTCAAACTGGAATATCTTTAGTTCAGTTAGATGGCTCAACTGCGAATACTACAAACACGTTACCGTTAATGGCAATCGATATATCGCAAGATCCTTTAAACAGCGATGTAGCAGCTTCTAACGCTAACATAGTAGTGAGAATTAATAATCACTTCTATAAACAAAACCAAACAGGCATATAATAGGAGATAAATTATGGCTATATCACGATCACAACTAGTTAAAGAACTAGAGCCAGGATTGAATGCACTATTCGGCCTGGAATACAACAGATACGATAACGAAGATGCAGAAATCTTTGTAACAGAAACTTCAGATCGAGCTTTCGAAGAAGAAGTTATGTTATCAGGATTTGCAAGCGCGGAAATCAAACAAGAAGGTGCACCAGTAGTATTTGATAATGCTACAGAAGCATACACTTCTAGATACACTCATAACACGATTGCTTTAGCATTCGCGATTACTGAGGAAGCTATTGAAGATAACTTGTATGATAGACTTGCTGCGAGATACACTAGAGCATTGGCAAGATCAATGTCGCAAACTAAGCAAACGATTGCGGCTAACATCTTAAACAATGGTTTTAGTGCTTCTTACACAGGTGGTGATGGAAAAGCTTTATTAGCTTCAGATCATCCTCTTGCTAACGGTGGAACGTTTAGAAATATACTTTCTACTGCTGCTGACTTATCAGAAACATCACTTGAGCAATCGTTAATCGACATTGCTGCGTTTGTAGATGAAAGAGGTTTAAAAGTTGCTCTACAAGGTAGAAAATTGATTATTCCAAAAGAATTACAATTTACTGCTGAGAGAATCTTAAGAACACCTTTATCAACAACTCCAGGTGGTTCTAACGCGTTCGCGAAAAACGACATCAACGCTATGTTAAATATGGGAATGATCCCAGAAGGTTACAGAGTTAACCATTTCTTAACAGACACTGATGCATTTTTCATCATGACGGATGCTCCAAATGGATTAAAACACTTTGTAAGATCGCCAATTAAAACTGCGATTGAAGGTGATTTTGACACAGGAAACGTTAGATTCAAAGCTAGAGAAAGATACAGCTACGGCTGGTCTGACCCTAGAGGAATCTTCGGTTCTGCAGGAGCTTAATAAGTAATTAATTATACTGGGGCGTCTTTACGCCCCAGTATTTTTTAGGTACAATAGGTATTATTATGGGTTTTAAATCAGATATCCAAGCTACAAGAATTACAGCAGCTACATCAACTGTAGTGATTGCTCCATCAATAAGATTAAGAGGAATTATAGTTGCGTCATCAGGTGGCGGAACTGGAACTGTTGAATTAAAAACAGAAAGTGCAACTGGTACAACTTTATTTGTAGCAGATGTTCCAGCTGGAGATATTATTAATTTAAATTTTCCAGAAGATGGAATTTTATTTCCACAAGGAGTTTATGTTTCAACAT